AAACAATATAAGGAGGCATTATTAGAAAAACATTGTATGGTAACATTTAAAAAGGTATCAGGCGATGAACGAAAAATGAAATGTACTCTTCGAAAGGAAGATATACCTTCGGCCGGCAAGTCGGATCCTCTTTCTCAAACAAAGATACGAGAACTCAATACTGATGTTCTACCGGTTTGGGATTTAGATGCAAAAGGTTGGAGATCTTTTCGTATTGAGAATGTAACGAAATTTGAGATAGCATAATGGATATAGTGCAACTCAGTGAGATAGGATTAAGTGGTATGTTATATGATATGTTTAATAACCCGATGCTACAAGCGCTTGCTATTGGTGGTAGTATTGCATATATAGCATTTATGTATGGTAAAAGTACTCGTGAGAAAACGATTGAAAAGACACTTAACTATCTAATTAAAGAAGGCTATCTACATACTGATAAAGATGGCGATATTAAAATAGTTAAAAAATAAGTGTGTACAAACCTTTTAAATTGTGTTAGAATATTAATAATTGATAATGGAGATATAAATGGCTTCTAGAAAAATGCCTAAGATCAGAAAGAAGAAAACGCCTTTACCTCGTAAAGTTAAAACTGGTATTGGCGCAGCACCTACAAATAATTTTAGTCACTTTCTTGAATATTTCCGTATGGATCTAGATCAAAAAGAAACATCTTATATTCTAAAAAAGTATTTAAAAGATACTATTAAAGATAAAGAGCTGGTAAAGAAATATTATTCTGTTCCTGATTATCATTTTACAATGTATACACAGCAGGCAGCTATTATAGTTTGGAAAGAAAAGGGATTAGATATACCTGTTGCATATAATTTTGATAAGACTATGTCAATATGGATTACTGATTTAGATCGTGCAGTCAAGAAACAAAGTGAAGTATCAATTATTAAGATGCCAACACGTACTCCAGCCGATGTTCTAAAGCTTAAGAAAGAAGAGCTAATTAGTATGATAGAAGAAGTTCTTGATACTGCAGAATATAATACAGAGTATTCTCCATATGAAGAACTATTGAAAGGTAGTCATGCTCAATCAACTGCAAAGGCAATCATAGATTATTATAATCCTGTACTAGAAGAAGCAAAAGAGCTGGTGAATGATAAGACTGCAGACCTAGTTGAATCATACTCTCACATGGCTGTACCCGTCCGTAAGCGGTACCTGGAGTTTCTACAGCATATTATTGATGACACGACACGTTTTATGATGGCTAAAAAGGCTACACGTAAGATTTCTTTACCGCGTACTAAATCTGCATATGCTCAGGTATCTAAACTACAATATCTGAAAGAGTCAAAAGAATTTAAAATCACATCGATAGATCCACTACTCATAGTCGGAGCTCGTGTGGTTTGGGCATTCAACACTAAATACAAACAGCTTACTGAGTTTGTGTGTAGAGCAAGAGATGGTTTTGAAGTGAAAGGTACGTCATTACAGATGACTGATCCTGCACTATCACGTAAGATAACACTGCGTAAGCCGCAAGAGTTCTTGCCTATCATACAGAGTAAAACACAGAAGCAAATCAGTGTTGCGTATAACCAACTCACAACGAAACAAAGTCCACGATCAGATGGACGTATAAATAAGGATACATTGATAATGAGAGTATTTGATAAATGCATATACATTGATAATGAGGGTATTTGATAAATGATAGATGATAATACATTCTTGAATAAACCAAATTTTACTAAAATGGTTGAAAACAAAGTGCTAGATACAAAGCAATCTTATATGGATGCTGTAGTAGATCTTTGTGAAAAACTAGATATTGATCCGATTGATGTGAAAAAATTCATATCACCGGTCATACAAGGTAAGATTGAAGCAGAGGCAATGATGCTCAATCTTATTCCACGACAAAATACATTGTCATTCGACTAATATAATTGTTTACATTTCAGTAATAATATGTTATAATAATTTTATACTTCAGCACATATAAGGAAAATAAATGAGCTTTCAAAATCTAAAACGTAATAAAGATTTAATATCTAAACTAGTCAGTGAGGCCGAGAAAGTCGGCGGTGGCGAAAAGAAAAACTATGGTGATGACCGAGTTTGGAAACCGACAGTCGATAAGGCTGGTAATGGTTATGCCGAACTAAGATTCCTACCAGCACCAGAAGGTGAAGACCTACCATGGGTACGCTATTGGGATCATGGATTTAAAGGTCCGACTGGTCAATGGTACATCGAGAAATCACTGACTTCAATCGGTCTGCCAGATCCAGTTGGTGAACTGAACTCCACATTGTGGAACTCTGGACATGATGAAGATAAAGAGACTGCACGTCGACAGAAACGTAGACTGCATTATGTATCTAATATCTATATTGTATCAGATCCTGGTAATCCAGCAAATAATGGTAAAGTATTCTTATATCAATATGGTAAGAAAATCTTTGACAAAATTATGGATGTTATGCAACCTGCATTCCAAGATGAAACTCCGATGAATCCATTTGATTTCTGGGAAGGTGGTAGCTTTAAACTGAAAATACGTCAGGTCGAAGGTTATCGTAACTATGATAAATCAGAGTTTGCTGGTACATCTGTACTATATGAAGATGAAGCTAAGTTGGAAACCATCTATAATATGATGCATCCAATCGGTGAGTGGGCAGATCCTGCTAACTATAAATCATATGATGAGTTAAAAAAGAAACTTGATACGATTCTTGCACGAACATCGACACCTACGATGGCACAGCAATCACAACTCGGTGAAGAGACAGCTGCTGCTCCAATGAAAGAACTGCAACCTGTCACGGCTGCCGAAATGCCAGCGGCTGATGAGGATGATGATACCTTAAGCTACTTTGCAAAAATAGCAAACGGTTAATAATAATAGAAAGCCCTCTTTTTTAAGGGGGCTTTTTTAAAAGAACATCATTTTATTTGTAATGACGTTCGTTCCACCACCACCCTGATAGTATGGGATGTCGTCTAGTGTACGTATACCTCCATTGCCCTGAATTAGTGTTATAGCCATGCTGGTGGGACCAGCGTTAGTGGATTGATCTGTAACTACAATTGGTCCTTTGTCTCGTCCTCCAGTTTGATAACCGCGCATCGCGTTACCCATCCGGAAATTGCGGTTAATTGTGTCAAACTGCGCTTGCCTAGCTGTAGTATGAGTTACCAGCGACCTCCCCAGGTTTGGGTTAGCTGTCGTGCCTTTAGTTGCCATGCCACTTTCAAGCGTTGCAGCATTAAAACTAACGTTACTTACGCCTTTTCCTGTTTGAGACAGGAATGGGCCATAGTTTCCAGTGCCAAGTGGCCCGCCGGTATTATCCTGTACGATTCCAATCTCACCACTCAGGCCTAATTCGTCCTGACCGGATGCATTTATTCTTAGCATCTTATTAGCAGATGACGTTCGTTTTCCTGCCGCCCAATTAGTCAAAGCAACTTGTAGCTGCCTGCCGTCCTCCGGGTCAGGCTGCATCTTTAAAAAATGGCGTCCAATAAATGCGCCGGCTTGATAGCCATATTTGTAACCAATCCACGCACCTACTAATGAACCTACAAAAGTACCAAAACCTGGAAGAACAACGGTTCCTAAAAGTGCGCCAATTTTAGCACCAAGAGATGCACCAATTATTCCCGTTCCAAACACTTTAATAAATTCACCAACTTTAGCCTCACGACTATTATTAGGATCCATACAAAAAGTATAGAAGTTCCAACACATAAGTGCACCTACAATTGGTAGAGCAAATTTTACTATCATGCCTAAGAACTTCATAATTTTACCTGGAACTTGCTGCGCAGCCCACTTGTTATAATTTTTAATATCAGTAAATATTTTACCAGTAAATGGTGGACGTGTGCCTTGAGCTTTCAATCCTAAAACGTTTAGACCACGGTTAGTAATATTGCTTGTGACTGAAGTTGTATTCATTAAGGCAGATCTTAAAGTTTGTGAAAAGCTTACTTTACTTCGGCCTTGCTGAACAACGGGAGTTTTGGTTATTGGGTTTATTACTTTGTTCCCTCCACCGGTTCGCTTCGTGTTCGGCGAACCTGTATTTAGTGGCGGTACTTTGGTACTGATTGTTGGTTTGAGGCCCCTTTGTATCTGTGCTTTTTGATACGTCTCTGACATAGTTATGACTTTTTGGCCCATTGCACTATTAACATTATAGAATTTGCCAGTACTAGATTTAACAAAACGTTCTGTATGACCTCCAAGGCCTGGTTTAGAGTAATCAAAACCACCAGCAGTTATTGGTTTAAAAGTGTTACCCTTTATTGGATTAACACCGGTGCCTCTGCCGCTTGTTTTGCTGCCAGCTTCGTTAGGAAAAACTCCTTGGTTAGAAAAAAACTTCATCGCACCAGATCCAGGACCATACGGTGTCCGGTTAAGAAGGTGTCTTTGTTGAAGCATTCTCATTCTAGTTTGCTCTACAACGCTATTAAGCTTATTAATTCGCATGCGCTCTTGGGCTGCTCTTAATTGCTCCGTATTGATTCTAGTTGCTTCTTTAATCTCACCGTTAAGGTTACGAATTTGTAATCTTTTTAGTTTTTCTTCCAGTACCTCTATTTGTTTATTGTTAAATCTTTGAAGTCTGGTATTCGTTCTAGGCCTATTTGTCTGATTTTTTCTAAGACGTGTAGTTTTTTTTACTTCTTTACCACTACCTAGCGTTACGCCGGCCGCCGCTCCAATACCTCCCAACCCTAGTAGTTTGGCCCACCATGGAATTCCGCTTCCCTCATCTGCAGCAGGAGTCCCAGCACCAGTACCACCGCCGACTCCGGCTTTGATTGCACGTTTCATTTCTCGTCTATCTTCTAAATCATCAAGACGATTTCTCTTTTGTAACTCAAACCATTTAGTAAAGTTTTTATTTAGATTCTCTAGGTCATCATTACCTTCTTCAATGGATTGATTAATACTTTTTAAAGTTGTCATGCTTTTAAGCCTCTTTATTTGCCTGCTCTTGTTCTTTCAAATAATTCATTAATAAAGCTACGTAAACTTCCCTTTCCCATGGCATCATATTTTCAAGATCTGATAATGAATAATTGTGATGTTCCATTAATTGAAAATTAGTTGAAAAATGGTTCACAAGCGTTTCATGCGAAAGGGCTATAGAAAAAAACTATTTGTTCCTTCTAATAATTGTTCATTTTTTTGATTACATTTTGTACATACAAAATTTGCGTTATGTGTTACCTCTGGTACAGAATTTGCAAACTCACTTAATTTTGAAAATTGATCAGGTGTTAAACTTCCTATAAACTCAACTATATCTTCAACTGGTTCATCTGCAAATTTCATTAACTCATCTTTAACGTGTAATGTATCAAGGCACAGCATTACTGTTGAATACATAATTTCTGCACTACTTTCAGCATGTTTTATAACTTGATCATTTATCATACTATAATAAGTAGGATATTTTAATTGAAGAGTCATTTCATCTTGTAATTGTATAATATTCTTTTTATCTTCTGGAATGACAACAACAATATCTGAAAGATTAATTTTTACATCATTCTGTTCTCCACAGTCATCTGCAGTACATGTTAATAATATGTCAGAAGTTTCGCCTACAGCCTTTGCTCGTAACTTTACAAATAAATAATCTATATCAAAGGTTGTTAGTTTGTTTCTATTAGCTGCTTCAACACATGTGCATACGATGTCTAACATTGCTTCTGACATAGTTTGTGTATCAGAAGACTCTGAAGCTATTAATAAGACTTTTTCTTCTTTAACCAGATAAGGTCTATATTTTGTTTTTTCTCCGGTTGATGGTATTACTACATCATAATATGGAGTATTATTTAATTTAGGTAGTGCCATTGTTTCACTTTCATGTTATATAAATGATTTTATCTTTGATATTGCGCCTGCAGCAGCTGATGATCCTATTATGCTGCTTACATTAAATCCGAATGGTTTTCCTCTATTTGCAGAAGATCTCCAGTTTTTGTATGATAGTTGTACTGATAGATTCACTGTTCCATCCATATTACCATCTCCTAATTCTACTGATTGCATTGTTGTAGGAAATGCCTGTATTAATTCACAAGAATATACGGTGTCATCTTGACCAAGAAATCCAAGATCAAGTTCTCCTCTCAATGCACTTATGACTCCACCTAATGGACCTGATCCTACAAACTTATCTATTAAATTAGATGCCATAGGCGGAAGCTTTGGAATACCGAATGGTGTTTGATATGTCGGTGCACCAAATCCTCTTTTGAGCTGGTGTATCTTTACGTTAAATGCATATTCGTTTAGATATCCGACTTCAAGACTTTGTTGATCGATACATAGGTTCTGCCATGTCTCAAAATATTCCTTTATGCCATAATCATTTAAACAACGAAACGTTAAATTCACATCGTCATATGCATGATTGTTTGCAACCTTTTGAGTAATAAGGCCTATCTCTCTTTCTTGACTCATGATCTGTCTACCTGGCAAATTTACACTTGAACATAATAGATTAAGTTCTCGGCTTCGAAGACCTGCTAACGGAGGAAGAGATACTGCAAATACATTGCCTCTTGCTAACCCACCTTTATTAGAGATAAGAGCTTTTAAGTCATCAATTGTTTGTACTTCTGCCATTAGATCATACCTCTTGAGTCTTTCCAGACTGTTGTTTTACTTGCTTTTTCAAAACTCGCAGTCGGCAAAAATGTAGCTATCTCCCATTCAGAAGCAGGTACTCTTGCAAATCTACTTTTAACATGTGCTGTCAAATATCTTTTAAAACATGGTTTAAAATATCTCATCTTTGATGCTTTTTTTAATGTATTATACGATAGATTGAATTTTGTATTATCATCATATTTCTTGTCACTCGTAATATCCATCAGTGCATCAAGCAATTTAGCTCTTAATACCATTGGAAGATAATGTAAATTTAAACCAGTAAATCCACCTGGAGCAGGGCCAACAATAACAGTCAAAGGAAATTTATCATAATATGGTAATGTATCTTTTGTTTTTGGATCATAGAAATACATAAACATTCCGCCTGGAATTTGTTCAGATTCTGTTTTTAGTACAGGTTCTTTAAGAAGTGCATTGTTGTTTATTCTACCAAGATAGCCAGCTTGTTTCTGAAACCACGCTTGTGATTCAGCTGTTCTTGGAGTGATACCTTTACGAAAGGCTGCTAGTTCTAGTTTTTGAAATAAGTTACTCATGATCTTATTTATACTACTTTTTTCGTTTTACGTATGGTTTTAAAGCTTTTGTGGATTTGGGTTTAATACCCATACGTTCAAGAGTATTCTCTGTCCATACAACAAACTTCCAACCACGATCCTTTGCAAATCTTTCAGCAGCTTTCCATTTATTTTGATTCTTGACATAATCAAGTGACTCTGATATGTATCGTTTTGTTTTACGTCCCTGATAAACTGGCGGACGTGTTTGCTTATCTGGCTTTACTTCGATTAACCACGTTTCATTATTGTTAAATTTTATTTTAAGATCTACAAAATATCTGTGATAGCGTTTATCTACTTCCCATAAATAAGGTATAACAACTTCTTCTGAAGACCATTTCAATACTTGTGGATTATTGTCGCACCATTTAAAACAGTGCTTCTCCCATAGGGATCTGTATACTACTTTAGACGAATCACCAGTATACTTGGTAGGATTTTTAGGTTTGTATTTTCCGCTATAAGCCATATAAATCTGTATAAATAGAATCAAAGTAATATTTATAAGGCTAAATCTATGGCAAATGTACAAGAACTTTATGATCGATTTAAAGGTCCTAAATCCGGTAGTAAGTTAGTTTATCCGTTAGAGAATCAATCTGATTATCTTGGCAGAATAACATTTACACCTATCCAAGAAGGAGACTTTGATTTGCCTGACGAAAACTTAAAAGACTTGGCCACTGATTTTATAAAAAAAGGTAAAGACGCAATAACGGATGGAGCAGCTGCTGCTTGGCAAGGAGTAAAAGATTACTTATTTGTTGACGGAGACAAGGAAGGTGAGTTTGACCAAGAGTTAATAGATAAACAAAAGACTAATATGCTTTATGGCATAACAGCCGGTGGTTCAAAGGTACAGGCTTCTGCCGGCGGTGGAGCTGCAGAAGCACTACTAGCGTTGAACACAGACAGCAGAATTTCTTTATATCTCCCTAGAGCAATACAAATTCAAGATACTGTATCATACGATAATGCATTTCAACTTGGACTTATAGGTGGTGCAATTGAAAAAGGTCTAAGTGGGGGCCAAGGAGTTGCTGCATCCGCGCTTGGTGCAGTTGCCGGTGAAATAGCTGGTATAGGCAACAGCCTGATTGGAAATGCTTCAGGCGCCGGTATGAGTAAAGAAGCTGCCGGAATTATTGCTGGAAAAGTTGCTGCTATGGCTCCTAGAATAGGTGATGCAGCCGGCGGAGCAGTACGAGGTGCAACACGACTTACTACAAATCCAAATACTCGTGCGTTATTTAAAGATGTTCCAATTCGTAACTTCTCTTTTGCATTTCAGTTATTACCTACGAGTCGAGCGGAAGCAAGAATAATAGAAGAGATTATTTCAACATTTCGTACTGAACTCTATCCAGAAGCAATAAGTGCTTCTGGCGTAAATATTGGTTATAGATTTCCAAATAGATTTTTAATTAAAGTAAAATATAATAATAAAGAAATTCCTGGTATCAGATTTTTACCAGTGTATTTACAATCTTTTAACGCAACTTATAATTCTGCTACTGGCGGTATGCACAATGATGGTAGATTTACATCTATTGATATTAGTCTAGCATTTACAGAAACAAGAGCAATTGCAAAAGCAGATGTAAAGGAAGGTTTCTAATGGCTGAGTTCTTTAAAAACTTTCCACTTGTTGGTTATAATTTTGGTAATGAAGTAAATTCAACATTATTTCAAAACTTAAGTGTCTATATAAAAATAATAGATGAAATATCAGATGATATAGCTTTCTATACAACTCTCTTTATTCAAGATTATGATAGACCCGATTCTCTTTCGTTTAAGTTATATGATACAACTCAATTTTATTGGACATTCTATTATCTTAATACTGATATACGCGAAAGCGGATGGCCATTACCTTATCAAGATCTATTGCCGAAGGCAAAGAAAGATTATCCACATCGTACAGTCACAACCACAGGCGATATATCTAAAACATTTTTACCAGGTCATACCGTAACAGGTTCTGTTTCTGGTAGTACAGGTACAGTAATAAAAAGATATTTAGATCTTGGACAAATCATTATTGATAGCCCAAATAACTTTAATGCTGGAGAAGTTCTTACACCTTCTATTAATGGTGTTGCACAAACCGGAGATGTTATTCTTGTAACATCTGATACTGAACAATATAATTCAACTCATCATTACGAAAATTCAAGTAACGAATATGTTGATATTGGATTAGTGCCATCAGGCACAGGCACAGGTGCATTTCCGACTGTATCATCATTTACTCCGATTACATACTTTGAACGTATTACTGCAAAGAATGATTCACTCAAAGAAATAAAAGTTTTAAGTCCAGATGTTGCTGCTCAAGTGAAAACAGAATTTAATAAATTATTATTAAGAGGATAGCAGTATGGCTAAAGCACAATCTGCCGTAGACTACACTCTAATAAGCTTTATGGTTAGCTCACATAAACATGACTTACCAATAGAGTTAGCTGCAAGTGTAGATGAAATTGAGTTATTTGAAAACATGGATTTACCATATCTAACCGGATCTTTCACAATGAAAGATGATATGAGATTTTATGACGGTGTAAACGTAAACGGCACTGAAAAAATTACTATTATTATAAAATCGCCTCAAGACGATAATTTCATGACAAAAACTTTTTCAATACTAGGAATTACTTCTGCAACAAAATCTGCCGATAACATAGAAGCAATGGAAATAAAAATAATAGAAAATAACTGCTTTAATGATAATTTAATGCAGATTAATAAAGCTTATACTGGTACTCCTGATATTATTATTGCAAAAATATTAAAAGACAATTTAAATATTGATCTTGATTTACCGGCAATTAAACCGTATCAAAAAACTATGAAAGTAGTTATTCCGCATATGACGCCATTTGCTGCATGCAGATGGATTTGCAGTTCAATGTCAACTGATCTTGGTTTACCATATTTTTTATTTGCAACACTTAATGATAAAAACCTTCAATTACGATCTTTAGAAGAAATACTTAGAAATCCAGCATGGAATCAAGATTCACCATATCGATATTCTGCAGCATATAATCAAACATCGTCAGGTGTTGATGCTGATTTGAATGCGTTTAATGTAAGTGCATATACTTCACATAATAAAGAAAGCGTATTCAACTTAGTGAACTCCGGCGCTACTGCCGGTTCACGCTCAATTACTGATATGACGTCAGGTCAACTTATAAATTATGATTTTAACATAGATACTGTTTTTCAAGACTTATCAGAAATGCAAATTATTGATGACGATCATCAACCAGTATTTCATTCAAGGTATAGGTTTAATGGCAAAGAAATGAATGAATACAATAATTATAATGCTCATGGAATTATTGCTACTAATACTTATAATGGCGTTGCAAATATTCATGAAGAAACTTCTACTGGTGCATTTAAATTGGCTGCATCTAAGAGGGCTCTGAAAAGCATGATGATAAAAACTTCGATAAATATAAGAGTTCCTGGTATAATGTTTCTTACTGGAACTAATGCCAGTCTTGGAAGACAAATTGATTTTATGTATCCAGCAAATAATACAAGTGTAACTAACAGAGCTACGGCTGCTAGTGAAGATATAACGGATACAAAAAGATCTGGTACATATGTAATATATACAACTAGACACCATTTTAATAATACTCAACATAATGTTGATATGAGTTGTGTAAAATTAGGAAATAGAAAATGAGTTCAGATGAAATATCTAATTATCATAATTTGTTTAATTCCAAATATTATTTTAGGAGGCACTTTAGATATGAGTTTTTACGGTGACATTCAAAGATGGTGGGTAGGAACTGTTGAAGAAGGCAGTGGACAATCTGATCCTGAAATGCTTGGCAGATGTCGAGTACGTATCGATGGAATACACGGTTCTGACATATCTTTAGATGATCTTCCTTATGCGCAGTGTATACTTCCTACTACAGGAGGTGGTACATCTGGTGTAGGTGAAAATCCACAATTATTGCCTGGTGCAAAAGTTATTGGATTTTTTTTAGATGGTGCCATGTCACAATTGCCTGTAGTATGGGGATTCTTGCCACATTCACTTGGTCCTTCTGGTATTCAACGACAAAATATAGCACTACAGCGAAAAGCAATAACTCAAGTTCTTGAAACAAATAAGTTTCAACAGAGGCCAGTATACGTTGCCGGTAATACTTCATCTGCTAGTAGTAGCAGCACTTCATCTGCTAGCAGTACTTCTGGTCTGTCAAATATAGAACAGGCTTGGAAGTTTTTTGAAAATAACGGTCGTATAAAATTTCAAGATTATCATATTGCAGGAATGATAGGAAATTTTATGGTTGAAAGTGGTGACGGTACGATAGCAGGTGGCATAAATCCTAAGTCTCTTAACCCCACAAAAGAAGCTTCAGAGGGTATTGCACAATGGAATCCTGGTGGTGCAGGTAAAAGATTACAGCACTTAAAAGCTTTCGCAGCAGCAACTACTATGCAAGGAGATTATCAAGATTTATTAGTTCAATTAAGTTGGGTAGTAGAAGAATTGATTAATGAACCATATCATAACAATAAGTTTGTTTCAAGTACTAAAACAGTTACTCAGGCTGCTTTGCATTTTATGCGTAACTATGAAATTCCAGCAGCTACTAAGAATAAAACTAAATTATTTACTGCGGCTCAGGGTGGAAAATTCCGTGGTAATATAGATTTGGAAGTGGCAAGTGAAGCTAAGCGAATATCTGCTGCAAAAGCCGTTTATATAAAATGTACACAAAAACCAAAGGACGGAATCTAATGGCTAGTATTTCTCCAGAAACTTTAGCAACAGAACTTCGTTTACGTCAAAAGAGTCAAAACTATGGCGGTATAGATGATGCTATTTCTAAAGCAATAAACGAAACAAGTGCAGCTCGAAATGCTGCAGGTGGTAATGCACTCGGTGAAATTAAAGCCGGTCTTGAATCCATGATTGGAGTATCTAATAATCTAGTAGAAAATGCAGAAACAATTTCTAAAACAGTGATCGCAAAAGTAAAACCAGATGGTCATGGTATAGAAGCTAATTTAAAACCACTCCTAACTGATGCAGAAATTGCATCACATCAGGCTGTGTTGAAGAATGCTGCTGTAGATATTAGTGCAATTTTTGGACCTGCAATAACATCACTGACAGCTGCTTCTAAAATGAATCATAAGATAATAACAGATTTTAGCCCAGAGGCTGCAACAACTGCATTAAAGAAAGCTGCTGGTCTTCTGAGCAATGATAAGTTAATAGACATGCAAAAAAATTTGGTTCCTGAAGAGTTAAAAGATATTGTTGAAACTGCAGTAAATAAAATAGAGATAAAAGAAATACAAAAAGATATCGATAATGTATTTGCTGCTGTCAAGACCGAACTTAAAAAAGCAACAGATGGTGTCAGCAGTGGTAATTTATTAAAAGATATAACTGAAGACGTATCAAGAAATTTAAGTACTACTATCGGAGGTTTTGGAGATGAGTTTACGCGATTAAAATCTTTACCAATCATAAACGATTTACTAGGTGGTAATAATGTATTAGGTTTAGATAAAGCTATATCTACATTAAAGATAGATCCTTCAATTCTTACAAAAGCCGGGCAACTTGGTATTGGAACTAATATTGGAAGTCTAATTGATATGAAAGGCTTTCTCAAACAGATGGACAAACTCGCCCCTGATCTTGCAAGCCTTACAACAGCATTAAAAACTAAAACAGATAATGCTATTACTACACTAGATAAAACTAAAACATCAATTGCATCTATTGTAACTGAAAACAATACAAGTCCTCATGAAACTTCTGACGCAAATGACACTACAAAAAAAGAAAGATTTAAAACTTTAAGTTCTTTTGAAGAAATAATAAGTATTTTAAAATCAAGTAAAAGACAACTTACGACTATTGTATGGCATTGGTCTGGTCATTATACAGATGATGGTAATATTGGTGCACAAGAAATTCATAATGAGTACAGAACAATAAATAGAAATAT